GTGACCATCAGGCAAAACTCTCGTAAAAGGCTTCTTTGTAAGAAGGTCTCTTAACTTTTTGTTCGTTGTTTCTAATACTGCATCCATATCATTTTTGTGTTAGTTATGATCTGTATTTGGGAGTGAGTTTTCGCACAGTTCTTATACGACTTTTTCCGTTTTTACCTTTGAGCCATTTCGGAATTACAGCCTGAGTATGTTTGATGTCGAAAATCTCTCTCATAAACAATGCCTCAAAGAAGTCTGGTGAGTGTCCGACGATTGCTTTATTCTTCATCTGCTCTTTATGAATCAGACACCAGCCCTTATCTTCTTTCGACATATCTTGTTTCACGCATTTACGTTCAAGCTGAAGAATATCATAAAGAGTTTTCGTTTCCTTACCGATTTTATATTTCCTCTTCAAAAGAGTTGGCTCAATGCTCCATCCCTCTTGCTGTGTCCGTTCTGCAAACTTATACGCACACTGAGACTTCTTATTATCGTATAGGTATTTATCTTTCTGGTCAACCGCTTCTTGGTTGTTGAACTGCACGGCTCTTGGGAAAGCACCCTTCAAAACTTGACCCATTCCATTGAGGTCATAGGCAAAGTTCTGTTCCAAAACTCCCCATTCCTGAAGTTTCGCCCTTATCAGTCCGACGGTAGTGAACGGGTCACGGCGACATACATAGACATCTGCGACGTGGTTTCCAATCCAGAGCCACGTCACACAGTTATCGCCACCGTCACCTGCAACGTCACAGGTTGCACGGCGAACACCGTCACCAATCATCTGTGCGTTTTGGAATATCTTATCAAGATGATAGGCTTGAATCATATCGTCGCCCATTCTTATAATATCCCAGTTTCCGTCAAACTCTCTTGCGCGAACTTCTGGCGGTTGGTTCAGAAGTGAAGCGATGTAACCGGGGTCACTCTTAATCAAAGCCTTGTTTTCATTCAGAGCGGCTTTCTTAAACGTAACGGACTTGACAAAGAATGAAGTTTTGGTATATCCGTACTGTTCCCATTCGGGGTCCCAGGCATCGTCAATCATTTCACGACATTGCTCGTAAACTTCTTCAGGTGTGTCACCCCAGATGATATTGTCAACGCTATCATCAGGCATATAGCAGTAGCGGACAACACCGTCACGTTCTGGAATGGCGAAACCTTTGCGTTCAGGGTGCATGAGTCCATCTGAATAGATAGTATCTTCCTTACCAATCCACCAGTCTATAAACTTTCTCAGCCAAGACAAAGGATCAGGGTTACAAGTTCCAAGAATGCGCGAGTGTACTCCGATTGTGTTACGGCAACAAGTCATTAAGAACTTGAACATTTCAAACGGCATCTGAGGTAACTCGTCGATACCAATGGAACAAAACTGTTGACCACGATACTTTGTGTCGAAGTCAGACATTGGCATATCATAGATGGTAAGACCAAGTTTTGCGCCCGTCTTAAAGTTCCAAGTCATATCGTCTTTTGACTTGTTGTAACGACCAAGTTTCGCATACCAACGCTTTGACTCATTGATGATATTCTCGAAATCGTCTTTGTTCTTTCGGAATATGATACCGTTAAAGTGTTTGTTCTTGATGTCATATAGCGGCTCCATCAACATCGTTATGGTGTTGTGGTTGATGGTATATGCGTCGGTCATATAAAGATGGTCGCGTCCTGTGACGGTGATGCAACGGCAATTCTGACGATGTTTCGACTTAGATATGTACTGGAGTTTTTTTGTCAGCACATTCTTTGCATTCGGCTTTGTCGGTGTATCGGCATTGACGTGTGCGCGTATCTTAAAGTTGTGTTTCACGAATAACTCACCATCGTCGGGCGCAACAAACGAAACTTTCCAGAATCCGATACGTTCAGGATCATCTTCAATCTGTGAAACTCTCGCCCATATACCAAGTGAACGTGCTATCTCTGCAACGTCTTCAATCAGTTGCTTATTGGGAAGAGCCAGATACGGATGCTTGTGCATAGAACGTCCGTTCCTGAACATAATACCTTTCAGATATTCCCATCGTGACTGTATCGAAGCCGTTTTATAATCATTCGGAATACGTGCTGGCTGCTCCTGTCTGCTTGTAGTTATCTTTCGTCTGTTTTCGTCTGAGAGACCACGTAAGTAATAGAAGCCGTCCTTTGAATTTATCCGTACCTTATGGCCAAGTCTATATATTTTTCTCGCTATAAACTGGTCTTTTGACAGTTTGATACCTGAAACAGAGAAGTTCCAGAATCCAGTACCAGAGATATAGCCAAGAACAAAGGGGTGTATAGGCAGGTCAACAGGTGTTACATTCTCGCTCATTTCCACCTCTCCACAAAGCGGGAACTCTATGTAATTAGTGTTGCCACGTCTCAGTGAAAGAGGATAAGGTCTGTCAATGGCGTAGTAATCCATGATATCGCGAGCTGTCATTTCGTGGAAGTCTTCAGTTGGCGAAGTCCGCGCCCAGAACCTGTGATTATCCATGCACGTTACGCTTGTTCCATCGTCGAAGTGGAACACATAAACGGTATTAACGCCTTGCTCGAATATGTTGCTGACTTTCTGCACACCATTATACGGCGTACAAATCAAGTCGCCAATTTCGAGGTCGCCCATCTTTCTGAATCCTGATGGTGTAGCAACAGGTGTTGAGTAGGGGTTGGCTTTGCCGCCACCTCGGTTGCCACCGAAGACAATGATGTCAACGGTGTTACTCAGTCCGACTTCCTGTGCGCCACGTTGAGCAATGAAATATTTTGAAGTCTTCTTATTGCTCTCTTTTTCTCTCAGTTCCTCAATAAAGGCTGTAGAGTAGATAGGCTTTCCGTCGAGGGTGTATAGTCCTGTAAAACCTTCCATAACTTTCTGTTATCTTTACATTTTTGCAGCAAATTTAGATATAAAGCCTTAAAAATCTGAGATTTTGATTGGTAAACAAAAGATTACCAAAATAAAAATCAGATATTTTTTCATTTTTCATCTATATTTGCGGAAAATTCTTTACAAAGCAGGCGAGAAACGTCTGTCACAACCAACACAAAAACTATTTTTATATGGAGAAAGACATTCTCATTCAGAATTTGAGGACCAAGGTTGGAGAAGACAACGCAAAGGTCATTAGTGACAAGACATTTGAGGGTATTGCCGAAAGTGTCCTGACAATGTTCGCAGACGACTCTAAGATTACCGAAGAGACGTGGAAACTTCCAGTTGCAACACTGATTCAGTTTGCAGGTCAGAAGCGTCACGACGAAAAGGCTTTCACAGAGAAGTTCAAAGCAGACTACGCAAAAGAGTATGCAGGTCAGCATGAGAAAGATGTTGAGACTCGTATTCAGACTGCCGTAGCAAAGGCATTGGAAGACTACAAGAAAGAGCATCCTGAGAATGGTGGTGGAAATGGTGGTAACGGTGGCAACGGCGGTAACGGCGGTGCATCGACCGAAGAACTTGACGCAAAGGTAGCAAAGGCTGTTAAGGAAGCAATGGCTGGACTTACTGGTGCTGATAGCGAGTTTGGTAAGATGACGGCTACCATGACCAACTTTATGAAGTCACAGTTAGAGCGTGAGAAAAACGCTACACTCAACGCTGTCAAGGCTGAACTCAAGAAACATCTTATCGCTTTGAAGGCTAACAACGAGGCTTGTATTGACGATGCTTTGGATGATATCGAATACGGTGAAAATCCGACATTCGATGCTCTGAAACAGACAGCAATCGCAGCCTACGAGAAACGCTACAAGCGTTACTACGCTGACGGTGGAAAGCCTTTCGGTGGTGATGGCACTGGAGGAAACGGTGGAAACAACGATTTTGTAAAAGACAGAATCGAGAAGTTGAGGAAGGAAGCCGAAGACAGCGCGAACTATGCTACCGAACAAGAGAAGACTTTCGTTTAACGAATTGTCTGTAAACTGAAAATTCACAACACAAAAATTAGGTAACATGAAACAAGGTACTATCAACAACTACGTAAAGTTTAGTAAGAACTTTGGTGGTGTCCGCAAGTGCTACGAGGGTAAGCCGACCATTGCCGTCGGTGGTTTCATGTGCGACCCCGCACTGATGCCCGCCTATCCTAACGTAATGGCTGCAGGAACACTTGTTTATGCTGACGAGTCAGCAGAGAAACGTTCCATCGTTCCCATCTACACTTTCAAGGTTCTGGAGGTTAATACCGTCCAGAAGACCGTCAAGATTGAGAAGTATGAGACTGGCAGTATCGCAAAGGTTGGCATGAAGTTGCTCGTAGTGGGTGATGATCTCACTCAGGCTGTGAGCAATATCGCAACCGTTACCGCCATCGACAGCAGCAATGCCGACTTCGACATTCTGACAATGGATGCTGTTGTAGCAGACAGCAGTGCTTTCATCGCAGAGGGTGACGTGCTTGCAGAAGCAAAGTCTGCTGAGGTGAAGAAGATCAAGGCCATCCCCAACGGCTTGACCTATTGTGACAACGTACTCGATCCCGATGCGTATGCCATCGACATCGACTATATCTGGAACTGCATGGAGAAGCCAGTTCTGGAGCGTCGTATGCCGCCTCTGACTGCCAGCCTGAAGAAGGCTCTTCGTGACAACGAGTGCTATTTCCGTTTCAGCAACCGCAAGTAAACTAAAAGGAGATTAGATTATGAGAGACATGAATCTTTATGGTATCAGTGGTCTGCATCAGTATGTGGACGCTGAGAACTTCGGTCTGATCCTCGACAACGTGAATGCCAAGTACAACCGTGCTATTTGGCGTCAGTTTGCTTCGTGGGGCGAACCGACCGACGACCGCGAGTGGAAGCAGGGTATCAAAAAGACCCCAATTCTGGTACGTGCCAGCGTACTCGGTACTCATTCTGGCAAGCCGCAGCGTAGTACCCTTGGTTGGGAACTGTACGGTGGAACACTGCCACAGGTAGGTCACGGCTTCAACATCACTAAGGATGATATGATTGAGTTGCGCAAGTTTGCAAAACTCAGCAATCTTACCTTCGGTGAGGCTTTGACCGACAGCTTCATCCTCAATTCGGATGCAATGCTCGGTGGTGTTCACAACGAACTTTCCTACATGGTCATGCAGGCTATGTCAACTGGTGAAATCCATGATGTTGCCGTTGACGGTGCTCGCTACGACTTCAAGTTCCAGATTCCAGACGAGAACTTCCTTTCTCCTGACACTGGTAAGGATTGGTACATCTGGGACACCACTTCTGGTACTCCCAAGTTGGTTGCCAACCCCGCAGCCGATGTCATTGAGGACATCCTGACTTTCCAGAAGTATCTTACCGATACTCGCTCGCTGGGTGTTGACCACTGGAAGTTGTCGAAAGACCTTCTGGATAAGATCGTTCTTCATCCCTCTGTGCTGACAGCATACAAAGCCAGCAAGAACTACTTCCACCCCGAAAACGTGAAAGTCGTTCGCACTGACGTTCTGAACTGGATGCACAACGACATGAAGGTATGGCCATTCCAGGAGATTGACTTCAAGTCACGTCACGAGGAAGATGGCAAGCCCGTTGCCGACGAACCCGCATTCGACATTCACAACATGGTTGCTGCAAGTCGCGCATATCGACCCTTCGAAATGAAGTGCATGAACAGCATCCTCATTGACCGTGTGAAGATGGGCGGTCTCGATCCCTCGACCCGCTACTCATTCGTTGAAGGTCGTATTGCCGTGCGTAACTCATGGCAGGAAGACCCCATCCTGAATGTCATTGATTGCGAACTCTACGCTGGCCCCGTTTTCAACAACGTACACGACTACGCTATTGCAACGGTTTGGAAAGAGTACGAGCCTTAATCTCTTAGTGAATTGATACTATGCCAACAGCTTGTAACTACACGATAGAGACCTATCTGAGAGGCAAAGTCCGTAACATTGAGGTTACGGACGATGCCCTTCAGAGCATTCTCGCGGAGTTGGAGATTGATGATGGCGCAGAGTATGCCCGTTTGAGTCAGAAGCAGAAAGATTTGGCTTTGGCTGGTCTGTATGCTTGGATTTGTACGAGTCCTACTCAGTCTTCAAAAGTTTCCGATGAAGACGGTGACTGGTCTCATTCCGAAGGTGGTGAACAGATGTCGGCTACCTCTTTGAATCGCTATATGCGTATGGCGAATGCTATCTACAAGAAATATGGTTTGCCATTGCTCGGAAGTAACCAATGGGGCTTCAAGGGCAGTGGCTTCCGTAAAATCCGCAGATACCCGAAATAGTTATGGCACGAATCAAGAACCCTCGTTTTCCTCATACGTGTAAGATTATCCGTTTCAAAAACTCTGAGCCGATGGCAGATGAAAAGTTTGACGATGATGATCCTATGCGTGACGAAACAGAAGAGCCAGTTGTGACCGAACAAGAATCGGAAGAAACTTATCAGTCGCAGGGTGGAACTGTTATCTACGAGGGAGTTTGCAGGAGTGATAACAAAGCCGTTACGTCGGACAATGGAGACTTTAACGTATCGTACAGAACGCTCGCATTGCCTTTGAAACAGGACGAATGGACTGAAGAAACTATTCCTCTTGAGGGTGACAGAATCGAGTTACAGCGATTCGGGTACAAAGAATACGGAATTGTAGTTGACAAACGCCCAAGCAATTTAGGAACTCATATTCTCTGGAAGTATGCCCGTAACTAATCGTCAGATTGTTCACAATGCCATTGCAAACTATAAGCAGGCTATCTTTGATGAAGTCGAGAAGCGTTGCCGAAAGTTCTGCACCGACTTGTGTCAGGAAGCGATAAAGGCGCGTCAAAACGCAGAGGGCGCACACAACTTTACAGGAAACTTGTTGAACTCTATTGTTGTTTGCCTTTACAGGAATAAAGAGCCTATCAATGCTTACTACGCAGCACAGTATGTGCCGAAAGCCATTCAGGTAAAGATGCGTCAGAGGTCGCGTAAGCATTATAAGTTTAACCCAGACTACGACGGTGAAAACAGTCGTTACCTGCCAACAGTTCAGACTAATGGTGGTTGGGGTGAAGACGATGCACGAAACTTCTTTCAAAACTACGTACCGCAAGGTAAGAACCTGTTTGACATTGTTGTCGCCTATCCCGTCGAGTACGGTCAATGGGTACAGATGCAGCGAGGCACTACTGGTATTATGCAAGCCTACGCATTTGCGGAAAGTGTTGGAACAACTTATTTGCAGTTACCAAGGAAATAGCAGTTATGGCAGTTAAGAAGTCTATACTCTACCTCATTTACGATGATCTGTCAAAGGCGGTCAAAGGCATCGGAAGCAAAACTTTTTTCGGTCGCCCAGAACCCGTTGGTCAGGACATCGCAAACTTTATCGTAATAGACATACCTACGGAAATCCGTAGCCGTATCAAGGGCAGTTACGATATGTCGGTAGATTGTTGGGTTGTTTTCTCTGTCTTCTGCAAGGCGAAGACTGATCGCACTTTGAACATCAATGCTCAGAGCGAATTGACCCAGAAAGTCTTAGACCTTTTCCCGATTAACGGTAAAACTATTGTCGCCACCAATCCGCGTGTGTTGATGCAGGGATTCGACGAGACAGGCTATCAAGTCACTCAAATCACTTTCAAGTTGCGAACTAAGTTCAATTCGAGGAAGTAATAAAAGAAATATTCACAAACTAAATACTTTACGACTATGGCATTTACAAAGAAAATCACGATGCAGGATGATGTCTTCAGTGGCATTAGTTCTGTCTTTGCTATCAATGGTGGTCTTCCTGACGGACTCGACTGCTCAAGTTCCAATGGTGTAGAGTTCCCCGTTTCTGACGAGTCGGGTTTCAACTTTGACACTGGTCAGCCCAGCATTGAGCATTTCAAGGTTAAGGGTATGAACGCCGATTGGGTGAACACCTTCACTCCTGGCGATGGTGAGATTACTCTTGAAGTTCCTTGCCACGACACCGACATTCTGACTCTGTGTGGCTTCGAGGGTACTGATGCAAGTCCGAAGATTCCGGGCTTCAACGGTACTGGTAAGTCCTATCCTCTGTCTGCAAAGGCTGTCTATCTCGGTCTTCTGATCCTGAACGACACTGAGGATAAACTTCTCTTCATCAAGAAGGCGAAGTTCATGGCTCAGATCATCTTCGACGGCTCTAACAAGCCTCTGTGTGTTGTTCTGACTGGTAACATTGCCAACGGTGCTGCTACCGATGCCTTTGGTATCGCTAACCTGTCTGCCGTTTAAGCCAGTCTAAGGCAAACGCATACTCATAGCATTAGGGGCAGTGGTAGTGTTGGTGCTGCCACTGCCCTAAATTTTTAAATATGAAGTTTATGAAAGAGAACGAAGAAGAGAGAGTTGAACAGCCGTCATACGACGCGCAGCAACTATATCTGTCGATGATTAGTAACGATGCTGATGAAGTAGGAATACTCCGTACCAAGAAGAAATACAAGGTACGTTGGTTGAAGAATGGTCAACTGGAGAAACTTTCCCGCTTGCTTCTGCATAAGAAAACTATCGACGAAAACAAGACTACTGGTAGTGAGGTTATGGATGCCATACTTGAAGATACGAAGTTGGCTTGCAAAGCCTCTGCTATTATCATCTTAGACGGGTACTGGAAGTTAAAGTTTCGGTACTGGTATCTCTGGCGTTGGTTCTATTACGTGCGCCAGTACGACAATATCCAACTGCATGAGATTCTCGAAGTTGGCAAAAAAAAAGTTCCGCTGAATCAGTTCTACGCGACTATCATGTCACTGACAGAGGCAAAGGATACGCTGATGAGGATGAGAGCGAAGGAAGTCGAAACTATCCTTCACGCACCAAGTATGGTTCAGCCTTCTCCGACCGAAAACAAAGACAGTGGCTCGTAATGCCGCGATATTTCTTTTTCGGTTTGGTTAGAGTGCAGATGTATGAATGGTATTGGGGTCACACAGCGGCTCAGATTCAGTTGATAGATATTGACCAACCCATTACTGTTTACAAGATGCGCGATTCCAGTTCTGGATTGAAGCCAGGTCAGAAAGGTTACAAGCCCAATGCGAAGAAACTTGAAAAGACCGTTGAGGACTGGAAGAAGCGTAAGGCAGCGAGAGAAAAACGAGGAATCCGACTCGATAAGTTTTTGCTTACTGGCGAGAAAGTTCCCGTAACAGACAACACTAAACAAACTTAGACATAGAATAGATATGAGTGATTTAAATCCATTGGCTTTCAAAGTTGCCATCCAAGACGAGGCGACGAAGAAGTTAGACGATATTGAGAGTGCTTTTGACAGACTCAAAGACAAGACCATCACTGTAAAAGTTGAGGGTCTTTCGGATTTGCAGCAACTTTTGTCAGCATTACAGCACCAGCAGGTTAAAGACATTGGAAAGAATGTCGGTAGTGCCATTAACGAGGCTACAAAGAATTTGCAGAAGGAGGCGCAGGATGCTATCAGAACAAGTCTTGGAAACTTAGCCAAAGACCTTGTATCTATCAAAGAAGCCATCCAGCACGATAACTTCACTGCTTTCTCTAAGCGCATAGAGAAATGTGCCGAAAGTATGAATACCCTTAACGATGCCTTTGAGCGTTTCCACGTTACGATTGGCAAAGACGAGGGTATGCGTAACTTTATGACTGGCTTGGGTGAGGTTATCCGCAACGTGCGTCAAACTATGGGTATGATCAATGGTGGAATGAATAATGCCACTATCACACCCGATGCAATGTCTCGCAGTGTAAAGGTGGCACAGCATGAAACTGAACGTCTGAATAATGACTTGGTACGTTCACAGCGTATCATAGAAACTTTTGGCGATAAAGGTTTCAATGTAGCCGCTTTGGAGCGATACAAAACCGCTCTCATTGACGTGCGTGAGAATCTTAAACTGATAGAGCGTAACGGTGGTGTTCAT